TCACGGTGGAGATCGGGGGTTCGAATCCCCCTGGGGTCGCCAATTACAGCCTACTTTCTGTTCCTCTACAGCAAAATATTTTATCCGAGCTGTAGTTTCATCAAGTTCTATCCGGTCTATAAACTCAGGCAGGATAGCCTTTAATTTCTCAGGTGAAGCGGCAAACATATCAATATATTTTGCCCGAATGCCCTCAATCATTGAGTCAGTTATGTCAGGCAATAACAAATCAATCTCACGCTGGCGGTCTATTTCTGCCAGCTGAAGATATAATTTATTTTTTAAATCAGACCTTTCTTCTATCGGTTGAGTTAAATTTTCAGGATTCACCCCAGAGGCTATCGCTTCAAAAAATCTTTTTAGCTCAAGTTCTACCTTATTTATTTTAATGAGAAGGTCTTTTCTTTCCCGGTCATCTTCCTGCTTATTTTTCTGGTTCTCTCTTGCGAAATATTCAAGCCCAGCCCTTATTCTTTTACTGGTAAAGGCATGGGTTTTCAGATTATCCAAAATAAATTTTTCTACTGTTTCTTTTTTAACATTTCGGCATGGGGAAATCTTGGCGCCTAATTTTCTTTTGGCACTGCATACATAATAATTGAGGCTGGCATTTGTATTACCTGTATATAACGCCTGGTGTGCTTTGCACCATAGCAGACCGGTCAATAAATAAGTTCTCTTGCTGTTCTGCGCCCTGCCCTGTATATGAGGCCGTTTACGTTCCAAAACTGCCTGAACATTATCAAACAGTTCAGGACTGATAATGGCTTCATGGGCATTTTCTTTTCTTATTATATCTTCGGGTTTGGTGTTGGCCCTTCGCCGGGTCTTCCCATCTACCTGTTTCATAACATTGTAGATTCTTTCACCGAGATATGCCCGGTTACGTAAAAGCGACACAAGGCTGCTGGGGCTGGTAACAACCCCGGTGGCCTTTATTATTTCCGGCCCGGATGAACCATTGGCACACATTTCAAAGGCTTTTTTAACCCGCGGCGCATAATCCGGGTCTATCTCCCAGCCTGTTCTCATTATGGGTTCACCATTTGGTTTAAGCCCTGCAACCTTGCGTACATTCCGATATCCAGTGGCCGCTTTTCCCCCGGTAGAATACCCTGCCATAGCTATTTGCTTAAGACCTCTCAAAGTATCTTCTGATACTTGGGAAACATACAGCTCGTCAGCAGCCGCTAAGACAGTTTCCATGAACATAGCAGAAGCACCCTCAAATTCAGGCTCATGCATGGCTACAAAGCGGATAGAATGGCGTCTGAAGATGCGTGAATAGGCAAGCCTGTGTTCTACGGAGCGGAACAAGCGGTTTGACCGCCAGCAGAGAATTATGTCAAATGGTTTCGGATTGGTAGAGGATTTAATAATCTCAATCATGTGCCGGAATGAAGGGCGGTCATCTGTACGACCGGAGAAACCGGCGTCTGTAAATACTTCTGCTACTTCCCAGCCTTTATCAGCTGCGAATTTACGGCACTCGTCTATCTGGCCGTTGATGGGTACTTCTTCTTCAGCCTGCCCTTCAGTACTGACACGGGCATAAATTGCGATTCTAGTCATACGATAATCTCAGCGTAAATACTCACGTCCTATAATCTCTATTATCAGCTATAGACTGGTAATCTATATAATTTAACCAATGACACCATACCTTATCACCTGGAATATCTAGCCGAATATTAGTAGTTCTGCTTTTCCAAGACGCTACTTTTATTCTGCACTTTGAATTACATTTACTTCTAACATACTCTAATGCTGGGCGCAAGTCAGTATCAAGGGACGCAATTATCCCGATATCATATCCGCCATCTATTGCGAATGATACGAAATCAATAGCTATAGCCACATCAACACCCTTTTGTTGAGCCTTACTGGAAGGCCAGTCTGATAAATATCTTAGAGGCCTCGCTATTACACAAGCCCCGCTTTTCTCCCAAGCAGAACACTGTCTCATATGTGCGGCATAAGCAAAAGGCTCTTTATTGGGGTCAGGGCGTCCGGTGTATATTCTTACTTGATGCAAAATTGGTTTAACAGGTATAGGAGTTTGTAAACAGAGCAGTTTCCCGAGTGCAATTGGGTCAAATTGCCCCGGAACATGAGATTCTTCATCTGGGAAAAAGGCACGTCTAGCACTGTTATAAAAATTCTGGGCATCTACAAATAAAACTAACCGCTCTGCATCCATCAAACCCCCTATAAAAACGAACCTCGCCAATTCACCCTGTTTCCAGAGGGAATAGCGAGGAAGATTCAACTATTAGTATACCATACACCTCTAACCAGTTCTACGGCATTCACAGCCATTCCCAGCAATTAAAAGCCATTATACAGGCAATAATATCCGATTACGAATTTGTAAACCCTGATATCTCACTTACTCTCTAGTTTTCAGTGGATACCCTGGCGTAGATAGCTACTTTTACCATGCTCTAGCCGTAACCATTTTCCACACTTTGAATCCTAATAAAAGTACCGGTATGGCAAAGTATATCAACCAATCTGTCGGAGTTGATAGCATCCCATTTAATAATAGTCCCCCACCTATCCATCCCATCAGATAAGTAATCCCCACAAATTGTAAATGTTCAACAGTGGCAAGAGTGAATATGGCACTAAGTGCTATCCCAAATAATGTATATAACTGAAGAACATATGCAGGGAAATCTGGATTTTCTTCTATAAAACTTAATCCAGCAGCATAGATTGCACCAGTAAAGATACCACCTATTACTTCAGAAAAAACATCTCTACAACTGTTCATAACTTCGCTATTCTAATGCTTATATCCCCAGAATCTGTTTTTTCTTGGCCTCAAAATCAGAGGGGGTAATAATTCCTTTGTCTCGTAATTCGGCTAAGCGTTCAAGGTCATCGTAGCCGCTCCGAACCGGCTGTCTGGGGGCTTCATGTGTGGTATTCTTTGGTTCAGTTTTATTGCGATACCTGATATCGTCTATCAAGTCCTTCAAATCTTCAAAGTCTCTTGCCTGTTTGGGGTTGAAAGCAACGCTGTTTTCGTCATGTACTGCGTCCCACATGCCGCCTTTGGACTCATGACTACCGGAAAAGACAAACTGAATATAGCCGTTGGTAATGGAGCCTGGCCGCTTGAATTGGATACTGGTTAAGCTGCTAATAGCGATATCTTTCTCGCCTCGGTTACCAAAGCCGATAGTCGCGTGAATACCCTTACGGCATATCCGGACAAACTGGTTATATAGTTCTACCTGCCCGTTGATACCTCTGGCTACAAATAAAGGCTCTTCGTACATGGCTTTCTCCGCAGATATTTAGACTTTCATAATCAAGCATCATTTGAGAATAGGCATATAAGTGCAACGGCACCATTCGCATCCTTCAACTGGTAACGGCATCTTTTCAATGGCCTCTTTTATCGTATATGTCTTACCATTCAGCGCTTTACACTTAGCACAAGTTGTATCATTTGACGCTGATAATATTTGCACCTTGGAATAGAATCTCTCGTTATAATAACTTTTCAATAATTCCTGATGGCTTTGTTGCATCAGTGAAAACCACTCATTGCCTTGCTCATAACGTAATCTGGCCATTTGCCAAGTAATTGTTGAAGCTGACTGTAAATCATTCTTTTTGATGTAATTTGATTTTTTCTTGTTAAGTATACCCCAAGCCACATCTCTAATAGAATATTGAGGATTTGCAATACGAACTGCTTTTATAAAATCAGTCATCGATCCACTATTTTTCATAGCATCTAAACTAACAGCATCAGCTTTTTTAAGTAGTAATTTTATACCATCTACAGTACGCACATATATATCTTGTTTACATGCAGGGCAAGCTTTCTGCCGTGCTGGTACAGGAGATAGAATTACATCACAGTGGGGACAGTTAGGTTTAGATGTGAGAAGCGTTTGCATCTACAATTTTCTCATCTGATATATCAAACGGCCTTGAATTTCTACGTCAGTAGCCAGGAGGCGCTTGTATTCGCCATTGGAACTTTCAAGGCGTAGATGGCCGTTCTCTTTGTACACGTGCCTTGCCAGAACCTCTGTACCGCCAATACGGACAGCATAAATCTTGCCGTCTATGATAGGAGCATCCGGGTCTATAAGTACGTTATCCCCATAATGAAGGCCGTCACCGCTTAAACTCTCACCGCCAATCTTTAACGCAAACACTCTATCTATCTTTCCCTCCACTACTTCTCTCGGCACTCGTATAACGCCTAAGTCTATCTCTTCTTCAACGGCGGGGTTACCAGCAGGTATAACTCCCCTTACAGGTATCTCAATTATCTCTAGTTTCTGTAGTTTGTCAGCAAAATCTGATGTGAATGCCTTTAGCATATCCGCCATGGATTTGTCGGGCAATCCCGCTTTGTCGCTAGTTTTCACTTCCATAAGGTCGTCAGTACTAACGTCCAATGCCCCAGCTAACTTCTGTGCAGTTTGAATGGTTATGTTAGGTATTCTCCCGCACTCAATATGATTAACATAGGTTCTACCTAAACCGGAGAGTTGACCTAAAGCTTCTTGAGTCAGCCCTTTACTGGTTCTTATCTCCCTCAATTTATCAGCGATGCTCATTTTTTCATTTTTATCACTGGTTTCTGATTCTATCAACTCTTCTAAGTTAACTCCTAATGCGGCAGACAAGCGACGTGCCACATCCAGTGTAATATTAGTTCGCTTCCCGCTTTCCACGATGCTAAGGTAGCTTGGGTCTAGCTCTGCTTTTATTGCAAGTTGTCTCTGGCTAATACCACGCAACTCTCTTAACTCTTTAATTTTATCCCCAATTTTCACCTATTTATCCCCCTACGGGCATTTTCTCATTAAGTTATGAATAAAATCAATATGTATTTTTAGTCAATACCCTATTGACAATATTCATATCTTAGTGCATAATAACCATATGAATATAGTCATCACTCAATTAAACAATATTGCTATCCGGTCATCTCTCTCTACTTCCAAAATTGCAAAGATGATTGGCGTTGACTCGTCATACCTCTATCACGTCAAAAGTGGGCGAATTAAGCCCGGCCTTAAGTTCTATTCCGGTGTAGTCAACGCCTTTCCTGCCCTCAAGCCCTTAGTAGATGCCGAAATCTACGGAAAAACTAATTATAAGCACACTGAAATACCTGTACGCAAGACCTTTCTGACTAAATGCTTGGAGGCATTCAAATGAAAGAACTTACCTGTTCCCACTGTGGGCATACCGGCTCTGACGTGCATGAAGTCAACTCCTACATAGGCGGACAAGGCTACGTAGAGATACCGCTTTGCGATGATGGCAAGGAATGCTGGAAACGCTGGGACGTCCAGCATGGTATCCGCAAACCTGAGTTGGTGGGTGCAAAGTGAAAGCCTTAGGCGAAAAGGAATTCGCCAAGATGACTGTGATTGTTGAGTACTCAGAGAAGCCTAATCCGAGAACGGAGCGCCTGATTGACGAGATGATTGCAGACGCATACATGGCGTACATGAGAGATAAAAAGGCCGGAGAGCAGCAACTCCCCGGCGGAAAGGAATAAAAGATAAACCTTCACCAAATTCATTGTAACCCGAACCTTAAAAATTCACAAGGAGGCATCACATGGAAATATTCGGATTCTTTTTCTTCTGCCTGTATGCCGGGTTCGTTCTTGGGTTTGCCTTCAACTGGAAGTGGCAAAAGGTAGAACACAAGCCCCGGATTATCAACAACGTCAGATAAATCAACAAGGAGTTTGAAATGACTTATTTACCGGAAGTATTGGAAGGCGGGATAGACCGCAAATATAAAGAACTCGGTTTCAGGCTTGAAGAAGACGACCACTGTGTCTGTCTGTATTTCAAGGACAAACTGGTAGACCGCTTCACCATCTTCGTTACGCCCATAACCTTGAGAAACAGGTGCGAGGACTACCTGAATAACCTGAATTCTGAATTAGCAGGAGTGAACTAGATGCCTATAAAAGGATTAAGTGAAACAAGAAGGATGCCCCGGCTGGGTAAGATACACCTTGGTATCAAAGCCAAAAACGCTAACGGGGTTGAATATCCAAAAGCAGTTGACTATTTTGTCTGCCCCCCGGAAGTACAGGCTGTATTCGGGGAAAAACCTAAGGAACTGGCGATAATGTTCCCTTTGGAAGACGAAGCCAAATTTGCCAGCCAGTATTACAGATGCTATTCAAACCTTCGCGGTCTGGTATGCAAGGGTGACGGGGAAATATCCACTCGCTTGATTGATACCGCCACCGGAGACTTCGCCGGCAGGGACAGCAAAGAAACTGTGATGAAGGACCTTCCCTGCACAGGACGGGATTGCTCCCAGTATCAGGCTAAAAAGTGTAAAGAGGTTATGAACCTCCTGTTTCTTTTGCCCTCTGTACCTGGCCTTGGTATCTGGCAACTGGATACCGGCTCAATAAACAGCATCATTACCCTCAATAGCGCAATTGAACTTGTACGGGGTGTTTGTGGCAGGGTAAGCATGATACCTCTTACTCTGGCTATAGAACCGCGTGAAGTAACCGCAGAGGGCAAGAAAAAGACTATCAACGCTCTTACCATCAAGGTTGGCGTCACCCTGGCTGAAATTCAAAAGTACGCCGCCCTACCAGTGGGCAAAGTATTACTGCCGCCCCCTGACGATGAAAAGCCGGACATGCTGTATCCGGAAGTTGAGGGGATTGAAGAAGAGGAACCGGAGCAGGAAAAGGTAAAGGAGCCGGCTGGTAATGAGGCACAGTTAGCCCATATACGGGAACTGTATGCCAAGCTGAACTTCAAAAAATCAGGCTGGACTGCTTATCTTGCCAATGCCAAACTCCCCAGCGATATAAGTCTCATGACTAAAGAACAGCTTGACTGGGTAGAAAAGGATTTGACCGAGAGAGTTTCCTTGCAATAACGGGTAATAGTAACGGGCAGGAAATCTCCCTCCCCTGCCCGTTACCGGCCCGGATACGGAGCAACATATGTACGAAACAGGAAGAATAAACACTTACAAAGATTTAAATGACCTTATAGACGCCAGACCTAACGGCGGGTGCAGGGTTGCTGATACCTACCTATCCAAAAGATACGGCAGGAAGGCTTATTCCTCATGCTTTGAGTGTCCTTTTGCTGAGTGCAAGGGCAGAGAATACGACCTATTCAGGCAACCAAAACGGGAGCTATGCCACGCCTAACCGGGCAATAACGAGAAGGTAACAGAACATGAATAAAAATGCCTACTATTTCCCACATGACTGTAACGCGGCAGATGACCCGAAGATACTGGCCATGCGATTTACTTATAAAGCCGAAGGGTACGGGTGGTACTGGATGCTGGTTGAGCAATTGAGGCAACAGCAAGACTACCGTATTTCAGTTGAAATACTGCCGATGTATGCCAAGAAATTTGATGCCCCGCCTAAGAAATTCGCCCAGTTTATAGACGACTGCGTCAACAAATATCACCTCTTTTTTGTAGAAAATTTTTACATTTTTTCTGAAAGTTTAATAAAAAGAATGGAATTTATTGAAAATAAATCAGAAAAAGCCAAAAGTGCCGCAAGTGCCAGATGGACACGTGAGGGGTCTGTAGCTTCAAAAAGTGATGCAGACGCTATGCAGACGCAATGCGTTCGCAATGCAATAAAAGAAAATAAAATAAAAGAAAATAAAATAAAAGTAATTACCCCCTTACCCCCTAAGGGGTATGCAGCTGATGCCGCTGTTTCCAGTAAAGAGGGTACGGATTTTGTTGATACTGAAACCGGAGAGATACTCACCAAACCTCCTGTGAATACCCCTGCTAAGGAAATCCCGGAAAAAGAACCCGTTTCAAATAATTCTGCCGGGCCAGCCCTTCAAGTGGACGCTGACTTCGGGGAAATCTGCAAACAGTACCAGAACAATATTGGCAACATCTCCCCTCTAATAGCCGATGAGATAAGAGGCTGGGTGGACAATTACCCGGCTGAATGGATTTTAGAAGCTATACGCGAGGCTGTACTTGCCAATGCCAGAAGGCCGAAGTATATCAGCGCCATACTGGACAACTGGAATAAAAACGGGCTTAAGGCGAAGCCTAGAAACAAAGACGCTCCCCCACCTGATACCCACTCCGATACAGCCCGGACAAACATAGAAAACCAGATAAGTATCAGGGTGCGGCAAGAGATAATCCGCAATGAAAAGACAGGCAAGCCGGCAAATCTGGACAGTATCCGTGACAGGGTAAGGCGCGAAGTAGAAGCCGAATATGCCGAATGCGGGAGTAACACATGAACAATAAACAGTTAGCTGACTGGGTGGAGTTAATTATAGCCATTTTCTTTCTCGGAATGTCAGTCGGCTTCTTTATCAAATTCATCATTTCAATTGTGGAGTGGATAGCGGAATGACAGTAGAGACAAAGAGAAATTACCGCAAATGGACGCCTGAAGAAGAACTTGTTTTAAAAGAATATGACGGCAGTGCCAAGAGTGCAGAAACTCTGGCCAAGAAACTTGATGTTAATCCTGAATGGCTACGCTGTAAAGCCAACAGGTTACTAAATGCCGAAGTATCCGGGGAGAAAGGAACTACTGATAATCCCAGCTTATTTACTGTGGATGATATCTGCTATGCGTTGGGCGTGCCGGAACACAAGGTTAATACATGGATAGCCACAGGCGCACTCAGGAAAGAGCGGGTACCGGGTGGATTTGTAGTCACCCGGCAAGAACTCAAGAGGTTTTTCTTTAAATTCACCGGCGAACTGGAAGGCTGGCAACCCAAACCCGAAATACTCAAGGACATTATCCAGAGCGAGATTAAGAATGACTGAGAAACTGACCGAAGCCCAGCTCAAGACGTCCGTAGACCAGTATCTCCAGTACGGAATGAACATGGGCTTATGGTATAGCGACCGGCTGAATAGTGGCAACTTCTTTGTACCGGCTGGTGAAAACTACAAGGGCAGGCTTATCCGGGGCTGTAGAAGGGGTACAGCCGATTATATGGTACTTCAAAGGCGAACTGACGGCACAGTCACTTACTGCCAGGTTATCTTTCTGGAACTCAAAGGGAATAAAACCCGTATCAGCCCTGAGCAGCGTGTCTTTGCAGATATGGTTATCGCACTTGGGGCAGAGCATTACTTTATCCGGTCACTGGAAACACTGGAAAAGATACTGCCGGTAGAGGCGGCTTAGATGAAGCGGACAGAGTTAAAACGCAGGACACCCATGAAAAGGATATCCAAGAAGATGCAGAGGCAGAGGGCAAAGGAAGTGGTACTGAAAAAACAGATACTCAAAGAGCAGGGAAGATGCGGTATGGACGATAGCCGAGCCGCCTGCCTTATCTGTGGGAAATGGGCATTACTGCATAAGCACGAAATCAAATCACGTGGTCAGTGCGGTGACGCCCTTGATAGGAAAAACTGCGTCTGTATCTGTGGTTCTTGCCATGAGGATTGTACCAACGGAATTATCAAACTTGTGGTAGACGAAGATGACCTGGTAGTGACGTGGGTAAAGACGTCAAAGACAAAACGAATTTTAAATTACATGAAACCACTAGAGGTGACGGCATGACAGCCATATTAAATTTGAGAGGAAATAAACAAATGTTCACAAAAGCACAGATAACACGTCAGGCAAAACAGAGAGGAGAGATTAAGGCCAAGATTTTAAAGGCTTTCGGCGAGGATTTTATAAAACAAAAGCAAAAGCAGCTTTGCACTATTTGTAGATTAAGACGAGCGGGGGGGGGCTGTAGTGAAGGATTATACCCGATTGATACTCATGGCAATAACTGTTGTTACTTCAGTGTAACTAGCAACAGGCAATAGGAGTGTAAGAGATGGTAAACAGGAAAATTTGTCAGGGAACAGGTAAACCGCCAATAGAATCATCCAGCAGTCCGCTGTATCCGGTTTGTCCTATATGTGGCAAGGAATTTTCAGGGCAAGGGCATAAATATAGTACACATGGTTATTGGCGGGAAGGTTGCCCTAAACATTTTCAGGAGTTTAAGAGGGTGGAGGCACAACAGTGAGAGTAGTTTATGAGACAAAAGGCAAAGCCAGAGAATACTTTGAACTGGCAGTCAATCTATATAGTGGCTGTACTCATGGATGCACATATTGCTATGCACCGCAGGTAGCTCATAAAAGTAAGCTGGAATTCCTTAATGCCCAACCGAGAATAGACCTGTTGAAAAACCTTGAATTGGATTGTGCCGAGCTTGAAAAGGCAGGCGAAGAACGCCATATACTGATGAGTTTCTTAACTGACCCTTATCAGCCGTTACCATGGGGAATAAGCATTACTGGTAAAGCCATACACACTATTAAAACGCATGGCTTAAACGTGGCAATCCTATCTAAAGCAGGTGATTGTTGCGACCGTGATTTAATGACTGATAATGACTGGTTCGGGCAAACTCTCACGCTTGATAATCCTCATGACAGCAGGAAGTATGAGCCAAATGCGGCCAGCCCATTATGGCGGCTGGGAAGTTTAAGAGCGGCTCACAATGCGGGTATACAAACCTTCGCATCATGCGAACCGATAATCAATCCAGCCCAAACACTGAACCTCATAGAGCAGTCTGCCGAATTTGTAGACCGCTTCTTAGTAGGTAAGTGGAATTACGATAAGAGGGCTGACCTTATTGATTGGGCTAAAGTTGCTAATCGGGCTATAGAACTGCTAGATAAATTAGGTAAGAATTACTACATCAAGAAGGATTTGGCCGCCTATATTGGTCATCCAGAAGGAATAAGAGTGGAGGCAAAGTAAATGGAAAACAGGAAATTTACAGAGGTAGTAACCGAATGTTCTGAGTGTCCAAAACATCATGAATTAACTGAGGGAATAGTAAAAATTCATTGGTGCGCTAAATACCGTAGGGAAATTAATCTCCCGCCTCTATTCTGGGGGGCGCGTATGGGGTGGTTTCCAAAGTTTTGTAAATTAGAGAAATCTTAAAAGGAGAGCAAAGTAAATGAGTGATAAATTAGTCAAGAAGGTTGCAACTGGAGAGACATTTATAGCTACCGATTGGGATGACGAAGAGTTAAGGCAAACTCGTCTTTCTATGTGGCGATTAGACCCTCACCAACATCAACCCATGCCGTGTGACCATAAAATGTTCCAGCGTCCACAAGATTATGGATGCGTTTTTATCAGGTTCAATGTAAATACTTTTATGATAGAGGAATATTGAGCCATGCCTAACTTAGAAGATGTACTGGTAGAACATAATAAAATTTGTACTGCCCCGGGGGCTGCTATTTGCCCCCGAGATGGGTGTTCCGCATGTGAGTTTAGTACTGATACATGTGCTTCAGGATGCCCTCGTTGCGCTCAAGAGAAACTGCTTGCTTGGCAGAGAGAAAACTGCAAGCTTGAACCGATTAAGAACACTTTTCACCCCATTGAAATGAACCGTCAACTATTTCAAGACCAGCAGGCCGTAAATAAGATACTAGGAGTGGAGTAATGACCAGAGAGATTAAATTCAGAGGCAAACGGGTTGATACAGGGGAATGGGTATTCGGATACTTTGCTTATATAAGCGATGGCACTACAGAACATAAGAAAATACCAGTAATTTTCACTGGCGATACTGGGTATAACTTGTATGAAGAGTTAGTGATTAAACGCTTTGAAGTTATCCCTGAAACAGTAGGGCAGTATACAGGATTAAAAGATAAGAACGGCAAGGAAATATACGAAGGCGATATTGCCACTATAGCTTGGCATCCTGAAGAACCGCTTAAGAAGATAAAGAATTTATGGGTAGTGCGATACAGCGGATGGAAATTCAATGCAGAGCCGAACAGGGAAACACTAAAGCCTCTGGGTTCAACATATGCAGAGGTATTAGAGGTTATAGGCAACATCTATGACAATCCAGAACTATTAAAGGAGATTAAATAAGATGATAAGAACAGTATTCAATAACGGTAAATATATTAAATACGAACATCATGGGGTAGATACTATAGTAAGAAAGGATTTAAAAGGCAAACATAGGGAAAGTTGTTTGTGCTATGAGTGTTCATTATTAATGTCTCCTTGCCCGATAGCTAAAGACTTATTCGCATTAGATAAAAAATATCACATTGTAACGCCAGTTTTTGAATGCCCTGATTTTAAAGAGGAAAAAGAGGTTTGACTATGTACGAACCGAGTAAAGAACTGATAGAGCAGATAGCCAAAGAATTCCAAAACAGGAAGCCCTTAGATTATCCATTAACTGATGCAGAGGCATATATTAAAACTGATATATGTGTCCAGTTACCCACTATCCTTAAGGCTCTTGAGCACATGGAGAACCGACCTCAGTGGCAGGATAAGCCAGATAAAGAGGGCTGGTGGTGGGTTAAATCTTCAAACAAGGAATTAGGTATTTGGGTTGTTGAAATACTTAAAAAGGATGGCACTCTACTTATACCAAAGTACATATCCATGATTGGTGGAACAAAAAGTTATCTCTACATACCAGAACCAGAACCTTATAAGGGAGAGGAATAGATTTTGCGGAACATATAAAAAAGTCTGATTTTATCTTGGGAGAATGGCATACCGGTATTATAATATAAAGCAGGTAGATTTGAAGGAGCTGACAGAGAAGGAACTAGCCAAGATAATAACCAAAATCCAAGCCGTGAAAGAATCCGGCTTCGGAGAGGTTAAAGTCTGCATCAGAAACGGCTCTATCTACCGCATTATCAAAACCGAAGAGGAAATGATGGAAACCTCTAAGAACTAAAAACTGAATAATTAGGTCCTTACAGAAGAACTGAGCAGGACATTCCCGAAAGGGCGTGTCCTGCTTTTTTATTTGCGCGAGAAAGAGAGGCTATATGGCAACCGAGTGGCTAACAGAAAAATGCCCCAGGGCTAACTGCAATGGCACGCTGTATTTGGATGACACGTTAAGAAGCCATGAGCGGAGATACAAATGTTCACTTTGCAGCCGTGAATGGGGAGAGGCAGAACTCAAGCGGGAACTGGAATCCCTTAAAGACAAACTGAGAGGCCGCCAGATATGAGAGAGAGATATTTACGTTGCACTATCTGGGAGTGCCTGCCGGAGATAATCCAGTTGAAACTGAGGGCATTAGCGTCTGCCGGCTGGTGTCCGCCTGGGGAACATTCAGCCTTTGCAGGGCTGGAAAGCACCGAGGAGATTGACCGCCTGATGAGACAAACCCCCAGCCATGTTAAGCGGGGTAAAGCATGGTAAGAGAGGCGTATTTCAGACCTGCTCAAATACGTTTCAAAGTGGAAGACGTCATGTGGGTAATCGCTACAGTTTTACCTCAGGAAGAGGGATACTGGCCGCCTGAACCCTGTATTGAAATAAGCGCCGGCGGTCAAAGGTCTATATCCCATGTCGCACCATTTGAGGCAGCCTGCCAAGTCCGGGCAGAGGTATCTGAACGGCTCAGGATGACAAAGGAAGATGGTGAAACCCTATTGTGGGAGTTACAGAAGGGCGGAGTAGACTACTACCCTGTGCTGTGTCCTGCGGCCCGTAAAGCCCTGTTATATATCAGCTCAGGCTGGAAAAGAAGAAGGCAGACATACGCCGAGTGGAAAGCCCATAGAAAAGCTACTAACAAGGTCTTCGCAGTAAAAGGATAAATTTGTCCTTTTTTATGTGAAAATCTGTTGACACAAACGTATGCAGTTTATATACTTAAGAAAAGTAAAAGTATACAAAGTTTCCAGCAAGCCGGTGTAACAGCCGGCTTTTTCTATTGGGTGAGAGATACGGCGGCATACTGGCGCAACGTGGGAAATAAATTCTCTTAATGGCAGCAAAACCCTTAGGCTACCAGCCCAATAGACTTATCCCCCCAAAGGAGCGTGTCTCCGATGGGAATATATGGGGCAACCTGCCGAGATAAGACCGCAACTTGTCTTGGTTATATAGAAGCCCAGGGCGGTATTGCAGGATGAAACCGCCCACATTATCATCCCCAGTTGTAAAGGGAAATTATACAACTGGCCACTCCGGTGATGCGTTGCCGGAGACTATAACGCAGGGTAGAGCAGCGGTTAGCTCGTCTGGCTCATAACCAGAAGGAGCTGGGACAGAACCGGCACCCGTTACCAAAATTCACGCTTTTGACTGAGGAGAATTATGCATTATCGTAAAATCCGTATTTCAAGGGCAGAGACCAAGGATGAACACAGAGTAATCATGGAACGGTTATTAGGTAGGCCTCTAAGAAGCGACGAGGTTGTTCATCACATCAACGGTGATAAACAAGATAACCGTCCTGATAATTTACAATTGATGACATATAAACAGCATAATAGCCTGCATTTTTCACCCGATGAGCCGCGTATTTGTTCGATTCCCGGGTGTGGAGGAATACATGATGCTCAGGGATATTGTAAAAAACATTGGTTCCGATGGCGAAGGACTGGTAGTCCTTATGGATTAAAGGGGCATAGTAGCAGAAATACTGCGTGTATTCCTTAGCCGCCCCCTGCAACCAGCCTTTACCATAGCCCGCCTAACCAGCGGGCTTTATTATTTCCCCTTACAAAATCTTACGTAATCTTACGTTTTTTGACAAAACTAAAGGAGAAGGTTTTGAAATTACCAGAGGGCGAAACCAAGGCATCTTTGTTAGCCAGATATGACCTTGCCAGAGGTGATAAGGATAAAATTATGGAGCTAATGGCTCTCTGTGGGCGCAGTTCAAGAAACTCACTCAGAGACTTTATGTCCACCTTACGCTGTGAGCCAGACCCTCAACCTTTCAGCATGGGTATAGCTCCAACTTTAAAAGACCATCTGGAAGCCTTCAAAGCCTCAGACAAAATCGTATCATACCATCAGCAAGTACCCTTTGAGTGGGTATTTGAGATTAAAACAAATAAACCAGTTGCAATAGTACATACCGCAGATTGGCAATTGGGAGAGTCCGGGGTAGACTATGAGCAATTTGAAGCAGACCATAATACGTGGCTAATTACGCCCAATCTCCTCGTTAATGTTGGCGGAGATGGGTATCAGAATATCATTCAGACTTCCAAGATGGGGTCTTCGCATAACCAACAGCCGATAGTAAGCCAGCGGGGTATTTACTACACGGCAATTAAACCTTTGAGCGACGCGAAAAAGCTTCTTGCCATAGGTACAGGCAACCATAACTACTGGTCTGCCTTACTTTCGGGAGAAGATTGGGATATGGAGTTAGCCCACCGGCTTGATGTTGCCTATTCCAGACATGCTTCGGTAATCCACGTCAAGGTTGGCAAAATGGACTATCCGATACTCAGGATGCATAAGGGCCGGTTTAACTCCTCGTTTAATTTAACCCATTCAGCTAAACAGCATCAGAGAATGGATTTCCCGGATGCCAGAATAGTGGTTGTTGAACATCATCACTGCCCAGCGGTTGAGCAATATTACTATAACAATAAATGGTGTTGTGCTATCCGGCCCGGAACTTACGCTGTCAATGATGATTTTGCTCAACAGAATGGTTTTTTCGGTGCAAGGGTAGCAAATCCAACAGTGGTTTTATTTCCTGACGAAGACAAGATAGTTGGCTTTTTGGATATGTACGCTGCCATTACTTACTTAAAGGCGGTCAGTTAGGATGACAGAAGAATTTGACCATGTGCAAGATAGCGGGGAACGGCAATCATTTCAGACCGGTGCAGTCCGAGACGCTCAAGACCACAAAGGCCGCTATGACCTGTTACCGCCATATGCCATAGAACGCTTGGCAAAACATTTTGAAAACGGCGCAGTCAAATATGCTGCTCGCAACTGGGAAAAGGGTATACCCCTAATGCGCTATATAGATTCCGGTATGCGTCATATGTACAAACTGATGGATGGGCAGACAGATGAAGACCATGCGGCAGCCGCCATGTGGAATATTGCCTGCTATATCCAAACTGAGAAATGGATTAAGGACGGCATACTCCCTAAAGAGCTTGATGACCGCCCTGTACGGATACAATGGACATAATAGGCTGGCTTGGCGTCTGTATAGGCGTTGTAGTGCCACTCCCCCAGCTTATACGCATATTCAAGACGGGTAAGGTCGCCAATATCTCAGTTTTAACCTACGCCTTACTGGTCGTCACTATCACCTGTTATCTGCTCCATGCCATACAGATAGGCGATGCTGTTTTTACAGTGAGCAATGCCTTTAATCTTTTAACAAACAGCCTGGTGCTGATTATGCTCATAAGAGGCCGATATGACAGAGGCAGATAGAACTGAACTTATACTGGACAGCCAGATAAAACTGCGTGACCGGTTCTGCACTGAGGCCATGCTGGAACTGCAAGACCGCTATCCCGGCAGGCCTCTTTGTAACCGCCAGTGGTTTAATACCTATATCAGGCTGTGGAGCGAGTACGCAAGGACTAACTAACTACCTACTGCCTCAGCCAGCTTCTCAGTAACGAACTGGTTCAGGCTCATCTTATCCATAGACGCCTTTTGAGATAGTTTGCGGTGCAGTTCCGGGCCGACCCGGACATTGAACTTACCGCTGAACTTCTGCTGTGGTTCAGGAATTTTATACCCACGTTCCAGTTGGTCTTCAAGCCACATTCGCTTGTGGATAGCCAAACTCTCAAGAGCTTCTTCTGGAGTATCTCCATCACCTATGCACCCTGATAACTCTAAAGCTCTGGCTACATAGTAAGTACCGCCGTCATTATCTTCGTCAGGCTCAATGACAACTGTATAAGGCAATCCCATATAGTAGTCCAAGTTCTTTGATGCTGTTTTCATATTAACCTCCAGACAGCCTGTTATTTCAGGCTGTCTATTTTATTGATTAAATCCTTTACATAGCAAGTGCGAATTGGGTTTGTTCTCGGATAAGGCAGGGAGTATTGCCCAATCTGTGCTTTTGCGTGAGACCCACCCATTTTGATTGTTCCGTATTTATTGACCAGCCATTCAAAATCTTCAAGTGAAACATTCTTAGGGTTCTGGCGTATCTTCTGCTCTCTTTTATCGCTGGTGGTCATTTCATTAACTCCTTACATTCATATAGTACCATATACAGTACCATGTGTCAATACTTTAATCACTGATTATCAAAATATTTTTAGCGGGCAAGTTATGAAACAGTCAGTATTTTACGCCTCACTCCCCCCTATTCAATCAGCAATCAAAATCGGGCAGGACGGGGCAAGAATCCAGTTAGATATTCCTGAAACTGAACTGGATAAACTGGCCCAAATAATCCAGTGGCGGGATAAAGTCTTAAGAATAACCATTGAACCGGTTGAAGGTTACATTTATGGTGCAAAAAGCGAATAAAAAGACATCTGACAAAACAGCAAAAAAGGTTGGCCGTCCCCGAATAAACATAGATTGGGAGATGGCTAAAAGATTATGTGAAATACACTGTACCCAAGAGGAAATAGCCAGCGTACTCAGGGTGTCTGTTGATACTCTGGACAGAGCAGCTATACGCAAATTCAATCATTCTTTGTCTGAGTTTATGCAAAAGAATTCAGAGATTGGCAAAGCCAGCTTACGCCGGATGCAATGGGAAGCATGTATGGGTGTAGCCCCTCAACTGGCAAAGGATAAGAACGGCAATGTAATTCTTGACCGCAAGGGCAAGCCAACAGTCATCCCCGGTATTCCTCCAAGCCCTACAATGCAAATCTGGCTTGGTAAACAATATCTCGGACAGGTTGATAAACATGAGATTACGGGGAAGAACGGGCAGGAACTTATGAACCAGCCCATTATTCAAGTTATTTCTGTGTCTGCCCAACAGGCTACTCAGCGAATTACGGCAGGCGAAGGGACAGAACCTTGTGCAGATTAAAACTACCCGGATTTATGAACAGAATGCCAATGCATGGCTGAAACGCAAGGAAGGTATCCGGCGTGCTTTAAATGAGGGTGGTACGTCCTCAAGCAAGACTTTCTCCGTATTGCAAACTATCTATCTCATTCTCTCCCACTCAAAACGCCCATTACTGGCAACAATCGTTAGCGAATCATTACCGCATCTGAAACGGGGTTGCATACGGGATTTCTTTACAATCCTTGATGAGTCTCCCGACAACAATCCCAAATACAATAAGACAGACCACATTTACACCTTTGTCAATGGCTCCAAGCTGGAATTCATGGGCTTGGATGAGATAGGCAAAGAACGTGGGCCGAGACGGGATATCCTCTACTGCAATGAGCTTAATAACCTCAAGTGGGAAGTGGTGCAAGGGCTTGATGTCCGAACCAATCTATTCACATTTGCAGACTGGAACCCGACCTCTGAATTCTGGGTGCATGAAAAGTGGATAAACCGGCCTGAAAACATCTATATCCACTCAACCTATCTTGACGCTTTGAATGTATTGCCGCCGGAAGTGGTGGCCAATATAGAAAGCAATAAAGACACAGACCCCAACTGGTGGAATGTGTACGGGTTGGGCCGTATAGGCAAGATTGAAGGTCTGGTATATCCGATGTTTGACCAGGTCAATGAATTACCCCCAGGTGATATGTTCTACGGCTTGGACTTTGGTTATTCAAATGACCCTACAGCCCTTGTCCGGTGCGTTATTCAGGGTAAAGACCTTTACTGCCAAGAGCTTATTTACCAGTCAGGTCTTACCAATGATGCTATTGCCTATCGCATGAGCGAGCTTGGTATCCGTAAGGGTTATGACGAGATATTCGCAGACGCGGCAGAACCCAAATCCATAGAGGAAATACATCGGCATGGGTTCAATATCAAGTCATGTCCTAAAGGGGCTGACAGTGTGGAATACGGCTTACAAAGAGTACGCCAACATCGCATCCACTGGACAAAGGACAGCTTAAACAGCATCAAAGAAATACGAAACTATCGGTATATAGCCGATAAAAACGGAGCCTTAACTTCCAAAACCACTCATCAGTACAGCCACATGATGGACGCAATGAGGTATGGAGTTATAGGCAAGATAAACAGAATTCCCATTATAGTGGCTTAGGGGGAGCGTGAATGTTAGACACTCTAAGAGGCAATATCGCTAGTTTTATATATCCGAAGCATCAGAAGGCCAAGACTGCCGATGTGGTTGGTTTCCAATTTACCTCTGACCAGCCCATCTATACCAATATGTCAGTTGAAAAGGGTACACGCGAAGGTTATGCCTGTTCCGTTTACGTCTACCGGAGTGTGAGGACTATCATTCAGGCCGCATCTGCTATCCCTTGGATGGTTGTAGATAAGGACGGAGAACGCATACCCGGCCATGAATTTGAAAAGCTAATGGCCAAGCCTAACCCGTATTTTTCCGGGCAGGACTTGATAGAATTCACGATTGCCCACTTATGCTTAGTGGGCAATTCCCTTTGGCAGCCTATCTTTGTAAATGGGAAACCGCGAGAATTCTGGGTAACAATGCCGGATAAAGTTAAGCCTGTTCCGGGTGGTGATTGGATATCACGCTGGGAAGTCAAAGGAGAAGGTGGCAAAACAGAAAATAGACCGCCTGAAACCTTTATCCACTTCATGCAGGTAAACCCCGGCAATCCTTATTGGGGTATCGGGCCGCTACAGGCAGCTGCTAGAACTGTAGACACCGATAACGAAGCCCAAGACACTCAGAAGGTCACCATGCAAAACAGGGCAATGCCTTCGGGTATTTTATCACCTGATACAGACATACCCCCTGACCAGTTTGAACAGACACAAAAGCAATTCAAGGAGCTTTATAAAACCAAGACTGCTCGGCGTGAACCCTGGCTCTTAAATGCGGGTATGAAGTGGCAACAGATGAGCTTATCAGCTGTTGAAATGGACTTCATCGCTTCCCGATTACAGAATAAACGTGATATAGCCGCCGCTTTCGGTATCTCCCCAATATTCTTGGGAGACCTTGAGCAGTCCAGTTATAACAACATGGCTGAGGCCCGTAAGGCTTTATACCAGGATGTAGTAATCCCCATGCTTGATGATATACAAGCTACCCTCAATATGCGGATAGCTCCCTTGTATGGAGATAACCTGTCAATAGCCTATGACCTTTCAGGTGTGGCGGCTCTGCGAGGAGACTTCACCGCCAAGGTAACACAAGCCCAGACACTTTTTAACATGGGCGTACCCTTTGAACAGATAAACAGCCGTCTTGAGCTTGGATTTGAGAAGTTCACAGGCTGGGATAGAAGTTATAAGCCGTTTAATCTGATGGCAGACGGAAAGTCCATGCAGTTACCTGCCGGCAATAAATCAGAAGTCATGTCTGAGGAACAGAAGACTGCCGCGTGGAAACGGATTGACTCCCGACGTATTGGTTGGTGGAGTGTTGTTGGCGACAAGGTTGAGGAGTTATACAAAGAAAATGGCGACCTATTGGCAAAGGCCAAAGGTAAAACCCCCACTGAATACATAAACGCCGCTAAAAACGCCTTGGAATCAACTACCCCTGAATGGGAGAAGAAACTCTCCGCCATGTATATGTCCTTGATAGAGGATTTTGGGGGAGAGATAGCCGGTGATTTAGGCATGAGGAAAAAGGCCGATGAGCCTTTTGACCCCTTTACTGAAGCGGCTATGGCTTGGATAAAAAAGAATGCCGCCAAGACAGTGACTACCATCATGGAAACTGAACTTGAAGCAATAGCCGGGATAATAGAGGCTGGTTTTGCTGATGGTTTATCTATCCCCAATATCAGTAAGCAGATTAGGCAGTACTATGATGACAACTCCGCATGGAAAGCCGCACGAGTTGCCAGAACAGAAGTGGCAAAGGCAGCCGGATATGGGCAACAGGAAGCGGCCAGACAATCCGGTGTGGTAAAAACTCACACTTGGCTGGCTTCCAGAGATGAACGTACCAGAGATTCGCACTCTTATATGGATGGCGAAACAGTACCTCTTGGCAAGCCCTTTTCCAATGGTTTGAAGTATCCGGGTGACCCCAGCGGTGGTGCGGATGAGGTAATTAACTGCCGGTGTACAGAGTTATACGGCGTAGATTAAGTAACAAGTTATCAAGCAAGCCCCCTTAGCCGGGGGCTTTTTTATTGGAGGCAATTATGGCTGAGACCATAGCCGATACACCTATAAACACTATCAATTGCCCATATTGCAGTAACCCGAATATCAGCCGGTCTGAGTGTGTTGATGAAGGCTGGTTATGTCTGGACTGCGGAAGAACATTTAATTTTTTTGAGGTGATGGGTATGACACGAATACTGGAACACAAAGAATACAAACTCGCTATTAAGGCCGTTGATGAAGAAGCCGGCACTTTTGAAGGTTACGCTTCAACCTTTGACTCTGCGCCGGATTCTTACGGCGATGTAGTTGACAAAGGTGCGTTTACCAAAACCATCAACGAGAACAAGAAGCGTATAAAGCTCTTATTCAACCACAACGCTAACGAGCCAATCGGCAACATTCTTGAACTTAGTGAAGATGATGTTGGGCTACATTTCAAAGCCAAACTTTCCTTAGGCGTACAAAGGGCGAGGGAAGTGCTGGCGCTGATGAAGGACGATGTCATCAACACGATGTCCATCGGGTATGACACCATCACCGAGGAATGGAAGGACAAAATCCGCCACCTCAAAGAAGTCAGATTATGGGATATCTCCCCGGTTACCTTTGCGGCCAATCCTGAGGCCGTAATTACCGGGGTTAAATCAGGGCGGGTATTATCCGCCTCCAATTTATCCAAAGTTAAAGAGGCCATTTCCGCTTTACAGGCACTTGTGGAGTCTGCTGAGCAGGACGAGGAGCCGGCTAAGTCCACTCCCCCCACTGTAAGAGACCCGGAAGCCGCTGAATTAGAGAAAGCGGTTAAAGACCTTAGGGCTGCTTGCCTAGGTTTTGACTTTCAAAAAGCTGAAGCCAGTATCGCAAGCAATTTCAAGAAAATAGAAGGAGAAAGTAAATAAATGGAAAACAAGGAATTAGCCGAACTGATTCAAGGTGCAGTTGCTGACCTCAGGAATCATGCTGCCCGGATGGACGAGGAAGCCAAGAAATATGGCGCCGCTTCTGCCACCGCTCAGGCCACAATGGAAAAACTGAATACCCGCATTGACGGGCTGGAGTTGAAACTTCAGAAAAACGCCATCGTACCACCCGGTGAGGCTGAAAACGCCGAAAAGAAAGCACATACCACAGCCTTCTTCAAGTGGATGCGGCATGGCAAATCAGGGCTGGAACCCGCTGAACGCAAAGCCCTTGTTCAGGACACTACCGGTCTTTATCTGGTGCCTGAAGAAATAGAGAAGGAAATCATAAGGGCTATTCCTGGGCTGAACATTTTCCGCACCTTGGTTCCTTCTCGCCCTATTACCACTGACAAAATCCGCAAGCGGACTCTGACCGAGGTGTCTATGGGCTGGGGCAAGATAGAAACCGGTGCAAGCATCACCGAGTCCACCCCCACTCCTGCCACTTCCTACATTTACGCCGAAGACCTGTACGGCCTGGCTAAAATCGGCGAGGATGAACTGGCTGATGTGGATGCCAACTTGTCCGCCATTATCGCTGACAGCTTTGGGGTAGCAAGAGGCGAATCCGAAGAAGCTGCCTTTGCAATTGGCACCGGGCATACGTATGAACAGCCCTGCGGTATCGCCGTAGACTCTACCTTGCTGACCGGTATCGGTAGTGGCGCTGGAGCAGGGGCTGTCGGCACTTATGGCCGCACTTGGGCTACTGATAACACTGTCACTGTTGAAGACCTCCTGAAGTGCGAATATGCTCTGCCGGCTCAGTACAAGAAAGGCGCTGTCTGGCTGATGAACAGCAAGACCGAACTGGCTCTGCGCCTGCTCCGTGCCGGTGGCAGCACTACAGGAGATGGTCCGTTCCTTTGGCAGCCTTCACTGATTGCCGGTCAGCCCAACACCTTTGATGGTTTCCCTGTTTACAACAACGACAGCATGAAATATCCCGCTGATACCACTGCCGGTATCAACGTCATATTCGGCAACTTCCAGTTGGGTTATCGCATCATTGACCGCCAGGGTATGTTCATCCAGAGGCTTGACGAACTGTACGCCGAAGATGGTCTCGTGGGCTTCAAGGCTCACTTCCGCGTAGGCGGCGATATAATCCGCCACGCTGCCTTCCAGGTTATTGCCAACGATGTCTAAACCCTCAGAAGGGGAGCGGTTATCCCGCTCCCCTTACTAAATTTAAGGAGTTGAAATGCCCATACGAGTTTCCAATGATATAGGTGCCACGATTACAGTCGGCACCCCAACTGCCGGGGCTTTCCCGGTCAGTGTTCAGCTTACCGGGCCAACTGGTAAAGACCTGCGGACAGCAAGAGTAGTCCAATATTATCTGGCCAAAGACTCTGCAGGAGATACCTTGTGTACTGATGGCACAGATACGAGTGACGTAACCATCGGCACAGATGGCACACTTATTGCAGAAACTGCAGCTGATGTTGCCGGCATAGTCAAGAGTGAGGCTGACGGCGACATTGATTTTGTCGTCACAGTTATCACTACCAAACAGGCTTATCTTGTTATCGTTCTTCCTGATGGGGAAACAGTTATGTCTGCTGTCATGGCTTACACCGCTTAACCCCGATAGGCTTTGGGGGCTGAGCCTTTTAATCAACCCCCATTTTTAAAGAGGTATCAAGGTTATGAGACTTCGCATATTAAAAGATTGCTATTCATTATTTGGCTTGCTTAGAGCAGGTCAGATTGCAGATATACCAGAGCCTGAAGCCACAGAATGGCAGAGGAGCGGCCTTGCCATGCAGGACAAGGCTTACGAACCAACTGAGAACAAAGCCGCTCAGATTAACACCGAGAACCCAAGACGCAGGGCTAGAAAGAAATAGATGTACGCCATAATTGTCGGCACCCAAACGAATAAAAAAGGGCAGGAATTCGTCCGGGTGGACTTTTACCTTGAGAAGGGCGAACCTCTGTATGATGGATACCATGTCCGTATGCCTGCCCGCGAACTGAACGAGAAGGAATTATCCAGCCTGACAAACAAAGACGGGGTAATCTCAAAAGCTGATTACGAGGCTTTCGTGGATAAGAACATTGGCTGGGAGATGAAAGATACCCCGTTTAACTGCCACATGTTCGCAAAGCCTGCCACCCTTGAAGACCTTGATGATGCGGTACAGGCACGTATCAAGCTTTTAAAGGCCAATTGTGCCGAGAATGCAAAGACCAGTACGGAGTTTAAGCCATCCCGAATACTCTGCCAGCTGACTGTCTGCTCTGCCAAATACTCCATGGGGTTAAAGGAGATACTGCCCGGCACAGAACTAATGGAGACTTGATATGGCTGTAATTGATATTGGGCCAGGGGCAATTAACCGGGGTGATAACTGGTCTTCAGGTTATACTCGTGTAGACTGTAACAACCCCGCTAATGACGACGGGATACTAGATACAGTAGAAGTGTGGGCAACTTCCCAAAGTTTGTCTGGATTCAAAATAGGTACTTTTTCAGGGTCAGGTACTAGTTATGATGACAGAGATTATGCGACAATCGGTTCAGTAACTGCGGGTTCAAAACAAACCTTTACAGGTCTATCTATAGATGTAGTTACTGGTGATTTCTTAGGCTGCTACTATAGTAGTGGCGTTATCGAACGCGATACATCTGGGTTTGATGGCGTATATAGCGGAAATTCCAGTGGTGACAGGTTTGGTTCGGGTTCTAGCACATATATCCTATGGGCAGGCGACGCTATCTCTATTTATGGCACTGGTGCAACTACCAGTAACACCTATGAATTATCCTGCACTGATGGGCTAAGCGTAGGAGACAACAATAAAGGGAACTTACTCTTAAGCCTATCTTTAGCGGATGGGCTTAAATCCGGTGAAAGTTTGGGCAATACCAGAGCTTCTTTCCCGATAATCTCAGACGGATTGTCTTTGGGCGAAAGCCTAGCCGCATATTTAAAACTTTCTCCAGCTCTTTCTGATGGAATTGCCTTAGGAGATGCCCAAGGAACTCAGCTAACAACTAATCCAGAAGTTAATGATGGGTTAAAACTAACTGATATCTTAAATACTCAGGCAATCCTGAACGCCTCTGCTCAGGACGGCATTTCTTTGGGGGATACACCGCAGGGGAATATCAGTATTTTCTTAAGTCTCATAGACGGGCAAACGCTTTCCGATACAGTAACAGCTGGCTTCTTAATTTCCTTACTCTTATCAGATGGCGTTTCATTAAGCGATACAACGGCAGCACAGGCTATCCATAACCCCGCCCTTGTAGATGGTTTAAATCTCTCTGGCTTGCCCTCAGGTACCGCCCTGTTAAGTTTGGCGGTAGCCGATGGAGTGACTACAGGAGACACACCAAGTACACAAGTGAGTTTTAAGGTAGCTCTGGCTGATGGACTGATTACTGGAGACAGCGGATTAAACTCACTTATTCTTAACCTGCAAGCTATAGACGGCATTTCCCTTAATGACACTACCCTTGCCAATCTGATTTACCAACTGCTGGTGCAGGCAGGGCTTAAGTTATCTGATACTCCATTAGCAAACGCCATATTAGAACTCTTGGCTCAGGATGGTTTATCCCTTTCGGATAGCACCTATTATTCCAGCGCAGCCATTTACAATATGCTGGTTTCTGACGGGCTAACGCTTTCCGATTCCCCCAGTACAACTTGCACGCTAAACCTGATAGTTCAGGAGAACATCTCACTCGGAGATACTGGCAGTATTATCTGCCAGTTTTTTGAATCAGTAACTGACGGCTTCAAGCTGGGTGATATCGCACTGAACTATACCAACGGACTTATTAAACTCACTGTCAACCTGTACGGCAGAAACGGAACGGGAACACTACCTGCCCGGACTATCACAGTAAACCTGCTTAACCGCAGTTCGGCAGCAGAATTAAAGCAAAGAGCGGTTAATCTGGGGCTGAAAGACCAATCCATAACCTTAAATACAAAAACTGAATAAATAAACAAAGGAAATGACCTTCAAAGACCAACTCACAAGTTGGTCTTTTGGTTTATAAAGGGAGGATTAAGTGGAAAATATTAAAGACGGATGCAAACTAAGCGGTAAGTTCATTACCGAGTGTTACCGCAAAGGCAAGCTCATCTGGAAGGAAGAAAGCCATAACATCGTAACCACCGAAGGGCGTAACCGCATACTTGATGTGATGTTCCATGGCACTACCCAGATATCCACCTGGTACTGTGGACTTGTGGAAACAGACACTTCCCCTGATGCAGGTATGACTTATGACGTACCAACATTTACCGAAAGTACCGCCTATGATGAAGCGGCTCGCCCTGCTTTTGTTGAAGCGGCCTCCAGCTCCGGCTCGGTTACCAACTCAGCAAATAAAGCTGTCTTCACCATTTCAGGTACAAAGACAATGTACGGAGCGGCACTGTTCAGCGTCAATACCAAAGGAGACCATACCGCTGGAGCAGACAATGTACTGTACTGTTATTCCAAATTTACCTCCGGGCGTTCTGTGGTAGACGATGATGTAATCAACCTGACCTACACAGTCACTGCTGCTGATGATGGTGCATAAGGGAGGCTGATTGATGGCTACCTTAACAATACCGAACAGTGATAAGGGTTATACCCTGCAATTTACTGTCCATGATTCTGCCGGTGCAGCAAAAAACCTGACCGGGTACACAGTCACTTTGAAAGTCTGGAGACCTGGCGCACCTGCGACCTTGCTTGTAACCGGCGCTTGTACAATAAGCGATGCTGAAAATGGGGTTGTTACTTACACTTTGACTGGAACAGATTTTGCTCTTACCGGCACTTATCATGCCGAGTTGGAACTGACAATGGTATCCAGCGAAGTAACAACTGTACGGGAAAGCACCGGCAATTTCAGCATTACTGTAGCGGAGAGTGGTTGATATGGTTGATTATTGCACCCTTGAAGAAGTTAAAAGAGAACTTAATATTTCAGGTGGCGAGTCAGACGATATACTCCAAGCATTAATAGGGCAAACTAAAGACCTCATAGATAAGTTTTGTAACCGAAGTTTTGATAGCGTTACCACTACAAAGTACTTCGACGGAACCGCCAGCCCATTATGTATTCCAGATTTGATTACGCTCACCAGTCTCAAACTGGACACAAACGGAGACGGAGTTTACGAGGCCACTTTAACCACAAGCGATTATATTCTTTACCCCCTTAACAGCACACCCAAGGAGTCCATTAGAATAAATCCTAATGGAAACTATTCCAGTTTTGCCTCTGGTATTCCAAGTGGAGTTTCTATCACAGGAACATGGGGTTATGCCTCTACTGTACCAGGGCCAATACACAGGGCCAGCATAATACAAGTACAACGCTGGTATAAACGTAAAGAGACCGCCTTCGCTGATGTAGTGGGAGTGCCAGAATTAGGCGAAGTGCATTACTACAAGGGGCTTGACCCAGACATACATTTGATAGTTCAAGCCTATCGCAAGCAGAGGTATTTTTAATGGCCATCAATGTCCATGTACTTGGTGCTGATGAAATTATTAAGGCACTCACTAACAAAGATATCTTATCTAATGTAAACAAAGAGCTGTCTAAACTAGCAATCAAAATGGCAAATCGAGCCAAGAAGGCAACTGTGGTAGATACAGGGCGCCTAAGAGCGTCAATCGCAACCCAGATATCAGACCTGTCAGCTGAAATAGGCACTAATGTTGAATATGCCCCTTTTGTTGAATTCGGCACGTCAAAGATGGAAGCCCGCCATTTAGAAGGTAGTTCTAAGGTGCTAGGTGAGGGTATGTTCACTTTCGCGGCCAATAATTCGCAAGAAGACATAGACAAATTCAGCGATGAGATGGGGAAAATCATGTCGGATAGGTGGCCAAAATGAGTGTAGAAATAATAGGGAATGGCCTCAAGACAAGGCTACAAACCATAACCGCTCTCAAGGCGGTTTTTTCTTGCTCCGAAATACCCCAGTCAGTTAATAGCTTCCCGACCGCCTTAATTTTCCACACCGGTACAGAATATGACCAAACGATGGGTGTTACCAATATGCAGCTACATCACTTCAAGGTAAAAATCTGTACCCAAACCGCAGACCAGTCAAGCGGGCTTAACGCTCTGCTGGACTTCGCGGAAAACACAGGCGATAACTCGGTTAAAGCAACCGTTGATGGTGACGTTACCCTTAGTGGTAAATGCGATACAGCAAGAGTCATAAGAAACTCTGGCCAAGGGACTTTTAGCATGGGTGGTCATGTTTATCTGGGGACAGAATTTGAAATTGAAGTATGGGAATAATAGGAGGACAAAATGCCAGTATTAAGTGGTAAAGCCGGAGAGGTAACTGTAGGAGGTACTACAGTAGCCGGCATTAAATCATGGCAATTGGATTACACGTCTGAAGTATTGGACAGTACGGATTTTGGAGATGCGGGTGTGCGGACATTTGCGGCCGGGTGTTCAAGTTGGGCAGGCAGTTTTGAAGGCTACAAAAAGGGTGCACCTTTAACCATTGGATCTGAAGTCGCTTTGGTTCTTAAAGAGAGCCAAACGGCAACTCAAAAATGGACAGGACAAGCAATTGTATCTGGTATCCACCCTGCAAATAGCATAGATGGGCTTACAGCCTATTCGTATGACTTTCAGGGGACAGGAGCTCTCACAGTACCCACGGCTTAAGGAGTTAAAAAATGAGTGTATTATCAGGTAAATTGGGCGGAGTTTATAGCTCTGCCTTATTAATTGAAGGTTGTGAGGCTGCATGGGACGAACTGATAGATGTCGATGTAACCGCTTCAGCTGACAGCACAGACTTCAAGGTGGGTACATATAGTGCCAAGTTTGTTTGTGCGGCAAGTCTGGGTGCCGGAGACATTATTGCAACCAATGACATCGTAAGTAAAGACCTCTCTGACTATAAAAAAATATATGCATGGGTAAAATCCAGCGTGGCATTAGATACTGGCGATATCCAATTTCTACTGGATGATACCGCTCAATGTGCTAGTGCTTTAAAAGCGCTAAATCTCCCGGCTTTAAGTGCTAATACATGGACACGTGTTTTGCTGGACTTAGGAGACGCCAGTGGCTTAACTGCAGTCATTTCGGTTGGGATAAAACAGGTAGTAGATAAAGGGGCTTTTAACCTCTGGATAGACGACATAGAAGCTCTAAAGGCTATCGCTGGCATTAAGTCGTGGCAGTTGGACTATACAGTAGATATCTTGGATAGTACATCCTTTATAGATGCCGGAGCTAGAACATTCTCACCTGGCAACTCTCAATGGGGTGGCTCATTTGAAGGCTACAAGTATGGTATTCCACTTGGTATTGGCACAAATGTGATATTAGCACTCGCAGAGGGTATTATCACCGGGCAGGCGTGGATGGGAAACGCATATATAAGCGGTGCGCATGTGGCCTCAAGCCTTGACGCTCTTGTGACTTACTCGTATGACTTTCAGGGGACAGGAAGTGTTGAGGTTGCGTCCTTGTAATGCGTAACCTAGACGAGACAATTGTTTATCTAATGAGAGTCTACAAGTGGCCGCTGGAATATACACGCAATTTGGTACGTACCATGCCTGTCAAAGACTTAAACACACTTATATTTGAGACCGATTATCAGGAACGTATGGCTACTTATCAACAGTCATACAATTTTGCCTTAATCCTCTCCGTAATATGCAGTTCAGAAAAACGTAAATACAAACCCTCAGACTTTATTGGCAAACAACCTGAAAGGAAGATAAATGTCTCTAAACCAAGATCCCAAACTGAAGCAGATACAATTGGGAGAAACCCTTTTTACACTCTCCCCACTGAACCTGAATGTGCTTGAAGATATAGAATGCGAATTTGGTTCTACCGGTGATATGGTAACAGCCTTGCAAGACAAACCTGTATCCACACTCAAGAAAATCCTCTGGATATTGATTAAGGATAACCATCCGGATATGACTCCAGATAGCATTGGGCGAATGGTGGAATATCAAGACATAGAACGGCTCAATGAGTCCATTGCTGAAGTCCTGAAGTGAGGTAATTATGGCTAAGTCTATTGCCGATTTGGTTATTAAAATAGGTGCAGATACCAAGGATATGGAAGCCGGTATTTCTTCTGCCCAAGTTAAACTACAGAAACTATCTGAAGGTGCAAAAAAAACTGGCATAGGACTGATGGCTGTTGGAACTGCGGTAACTGGCCTAGGTGTAGCTGCGGTTAAATCCTACGCCGAAACTGGTGATGCACTTTCAAAAATGGCTACCAGAACAGGCATCAGTGCACAGGCATTATCAGAGTTGAAATATGCAGCTCAGATGTCCGGGAGCAGTATTGAAGACCTTGAAACTAGTGTTAAGCGTATGCAGATGTTCATGGCAGACGCAGCTGAAGGTTCAACACTCGCTACCGAAACACTGGATAAATTAGGATTAAAACTAACAGACCTCCAAGGATTAAACCAAGAAGACCAGTTTTTAAAATTGTCTTATGCCTTGGCAGATGTGGATGACGCGGGCCAGAGAGCCGCACTGGCCTTTGATTTATTTGGTAAAAGCGGAACTGACTTGCTCCCTATGTTTGCTGATGGCTCAGCTGCTCTAGCATTATTGCGACAAGAGGCAAACGACCTCGGAGTTACAATGGATGATGTCAGTGCCAACAGGGCAGCCGAACTCGGTGATTCAATTGAAAAATTAAAAACTACCTTTGACGGCATGAAAGTTCAGATAGGAGAAGCACTCGCCCCAGCAGTGATCAATTTAGCAAACAGTTTTACCGAAAAACTAAAACCAGCTATCGCATGGTTATCAGAACACCCTGAAGCCACAGAAGCATTTATTAAATTTGGGCTTGCATTTGTGGGTGTTGGCGGTCTCCTGTTGATAATCCCCCGGATTGTTCAAGCTTTTAGAGCTATCAAAATAGCCATCATGGAAGTAAGCGCCGCCTTAATATTCCTTCAGACTTTGACAGGAGTTGGTCTTGTAAAGGCTTTAGTTGGAGTTGCAGCGGCAGGTGCGATTATTTTTGGCATGAATAAGGTCGTAGAGGCTAACACAGAAGATATACCGGGATTTGCAGACGGGGGTATTGTAACTAAACCCACACTGGCGATGGTTGGAGAGGCAGGTCCCGAAGCGATAACCCCTCTCGGACAAGGATTTGGTAATACGGTAAATGTTACTGTTCAGGGTTCGGTCATAGCAGAACATGACCTTGCTCAAAGTATTCGCTCTGCCCTGCTACAAGATAAATCCCGTAATGCCAATTTAGGGCTGGCTTAATATGATATTACCTACTATTCAAGTAAGAATTGCTTTTGAGAGTGCACCTTTTGCCGAAGTGCCTATTTGGACAGATGTTACTACTGACGCTATCTCTTTCTCTACCCGGAGAGGCAGACAGAAACAACTAGACCGCATTGAGTGCGGCGTAGCTACTGTTATACTTAACAATTCAAGCGGTAATTACTGGCCCAATAATACCGGCGGGGTTTACTATCCCAATATCCAACCTTGGAAGCGTATAAACATCCGGGCTACTTATAACGGCACAACTTATGACGTTTTTACAGGCTTTATTGAGGCATGGAGACCAACTTGGGCAGGCACAGGTGGCATGGGGCCTATGGTGCAGTTGACCTGTGCTGACCTTCAAAAGTCAATTTCTCTCTGTAATCTCAATGATATTACCGGGTATTCTGAAGAAAAGAGCGGGGCTAGAATAGATAATGTTTTGGATGATATCGGCTGGCCAAATTTGGCAACAGATGATTATTGGAAGTTAGGCACATCAACTCTAGACATTGATACTCTACTTGCTTATCGTGATAGATTTACCGATACAGGCCAATCATCCATTCAGGCAAGTGGTGCGCTGGGAAATGTCAACGCAATGGAACATATCTACTCGGTTATTCAGACAGAGATGGGCATCTTCTATATCGGTACAGACGGAAACCCCAAGTTTCAAGATAGGTACGCAAGGCTAAAAGAACCATATCTGACCAGCCAAGCTACGTTTGGAGATGATAACGGAGAAAACCACTACCACGTATTAGACCCTGTGTATGATGACTCCGATATTTTTAACGATATCCGGTTAACTCGTACAGGTGGCAGTGAGCAAGTGTCATCTGATGTTACCAGCCAGTCTGATTATGGAATACGCACTTTGTCAAGAAACAACCTGCTTATGACTACTGACGATGAGGCACTTGACCAGGCGAATTATCTGAAGGGTAAATACGCAAATCCCAATCTTAGTTTTAAACGCATGGATATTTGTCCCATGCGAGACCCTGATAATTTATTCCCGAAGGTGCTTTCATACGATATTTCTACACGCATAACACTCCGGCTTAATCAAGCATCCATTGACCAAGATTATCACATTGAAGGTATTAATCATCAGTACGCTACCAATAAGGCGGCATGGGTAACACAGTGGCAATTATTTGACGCCGATACCCAGTCATATTGGGTACTTAATGCAACCAAACTAGGCGAAACCTCAAGATTAGCATATTAAGGAGATTTGAAAATGAGTTGGACAGAACCACGCACTTGGGTAACAGGTGAGATAGTAACCGCTGCACAGCTGAATGAACAAGTTAGGGATAATATAGATTTTGTCCATGACGCATTACCCAGCAATACCCAGACAGTTACCAGTAATGTCTTGGGTACTGTATATCAAAACACCACATCGGCAATGAAGTTCGTGACTGTTACTATAGGCCATATATTAGCTGGTGCTGGACAATCAGCTAGAAACGTAGCATACGTTAAAAGCACCAGTTCACCTGATACAGAGGTCGCAGAAATTTATTCGGAGTATGGCTCTGCGATAACCAGTTATAGGTTAAGTATGACTTTCTGCGTGCCGGCCGGTTATTACTACAAGGTAACAGACGAGGATAGCGGAGGCGGTACGTCTACTCTCTTGAAATGGACAGAGTGGTAATGAAATGAACTTCCGAAATTTCTTAACGATATTCTTCTTGATTTTCTTTTTGGTCTGGTGCAGTGCCGTTGTTTATTGGGCTACTAACTACGGGTTGGATACAATGGAAGCCCTGGGTATCGGAGCATCAATCGGTTATTTTCTCAAGATGATTGGCGATGCATGGCAGTTTTACTTCCGTAAGAAGCCTTCAGCCGATACTACAAACGTAATCAAGTAACCTCTCAAAGCTATTAACCTCTACAATCAAAATCTAGCCACTTTATAAGGCGGTGCGTATGTTTCCTTATGCTGATACTCCAAGAATAGGCAGTCTTGTTATCTGGGGGAAGTCAGGGCGGTTGGCGTGGATACTTGCATGGGCTATCCGCCTCTTTGACCCAGACCCTTGGATAAGGGAAAACTATAAAACATGGTGGGATTCATGGCATACCTCTCAAATAGTTGACCAAACTGACAAAGACGGCTGGATACTTGACGAGGCTGCCGGCTCAGGTGATAGGCGCATACCGCTGAAAGACCTTAAAGGGCCGTACATAGTTATCAACTGGCTGCCGGATAATATCACTGCTGAAGAATGCCAGAATTTTATAAACGAGTTTCAGGGCTTCAGGTATGATGCACTGGCTTATCTCTGGGTAGCCCTTAACCGCTTAAGCCGGAATATCTTTCCTCGGATAGCTGATAACAGGCATATGTGCTGGGAGCGGACAGCTGACTTCTGTAATTTCATGGGACACCCTATTTGCCATGTATACGAAATGGCTTATATGCCGTTGATGATAGAACGCTATGCGATGAGGTGTGGCCATGACTAAAGAAGAACAAAAGCAGATAAATGACCTGGCGGTGGTAGTTGCCCGGATTGATGAACGCACAATAAACATTGAGAAAACTCTGGTAAACATGAACAAGGCAATTGATAAGGCCCAGAATAGAGCAGACGAGGCCTGTTATAAAGCTAACAAGGCTCAAACTCAGTTATCTACCCTTAAGTGGGTGGGCGGTTTTATAGCCGCTCTGCTGGGGGCTTTAGGAGGCTGGCTTGGCAGGGGGTAAGATGAAACAGATTGTTATGACCGCCGAGGAAGTCTTTAGCATCCTGAATAAACTCCATGTAAAAACCATTATGATTGACGATGAACTCCTATATTATCTCGCTGAGGAAGACTGGTTGCCTATACTTAAAGAGGCATCAGCAAATCTCCCCCCGTATCAACCAGACCGCTTTGACTGTGATAACTTTGCGATAGCTGTAATTGCCCACATATCTGAAAAGTACCAGCTGAACAGTTGCGGTATGGCCAGAGGAGAAAGTCCGGGTGGTTATCACGCATGGAACATTATACTGACCGAGCATGGCCCGAAATTCTTTGAGCCTCAGACAGGTAAACTATTTGAATTCAACGAGGGCGGATATTCCGCTGACTTCGTTTACTTCGGGTAATTAACCAATATCGAATTTAAAATTAGGTGGCGGAGAAAATCGCTTTAAATCGAATGCCATTGCTCTTATCTTATTATCTTTGTCTTTATCAGTCATAAGTTCAAATCCATTTTTCTCATAAAATCCCACCACATGGGAATAAGCATCTACAGTAATCCACCTACAGCCTGTCCTATTATCGGTCATAAATAAAGCCTTCACCATATTAAGCAAATGAGTTCCTACGCCATGTTGTTGGAATGGTTGATTGACACCAAATCGTGTCAACTTTACCGCTGGCAAAGAAGGATATTTCTTAACATCTGCATTAGTTATAAAACTTCTGTAATCTTTAAAACTAATTGAATCATTACAGAAATCTAATAATGCGACTGGTACTCCTAATTGAGTAGAAGATTGAAGGCAATAAGACTGAGCAATCAGTTGTTCTTTATGGGGTATTGACTCATTGTGGAAATAGTCATTTAAGTCATCATCACCACAATCAAACGAAGAGCAAATCGAATGGTCTTTTATTTTTTGAAGCAGCCATATACCGCTTTTACAGCTATTTCTTTGAAGAAGCATATTCTTTGACAAGTTTAGCCACTTGGTCAAGCTTTGGAGTAGGTATTATACTTACTGGTTTATTCTCATTCTCGTGCATTCTAGTAAGAAAACTAGCAGCTTCTTTACCACGCAATACTGGAGTAGGAGAAATTGGTAATGCCATATTTAGTGTCCTCCTCTCATGAAGGGTTAACTATACTATACTCTTGTCAATACCCTTGTCAACATTATACATGGTTATATAACATATATATACATTATACCGAGTCAAAAACCTGCATATCAGCACTGGTACAGCAAAGCCCCCATAACGGGGGCTACTTTTTGCATGCCCGGCGAATATACACTCCATCCGGTATCTTAACTGAGACTGTGAATGATAGTCTGTTGGCTACTACGCCCTGGGGTCGCCATTGAGCTTCTTTTTACCTTCAGTTACCAGAGTATACCACATTGCCGGTTTGTCATTTTCCCGTAGTGTTTTATTCAT